TAGCTGCCATAATTAAGGCGTCTTTGTCTCCTAATAGCAAATCTTCAGTATTGATTTTGCTTATAATCATAGATTGAAGCAATTTATCAACTACTGTTCCTTGTTTAATATAGTTAATGTTTGTTAGAATATCTTCTTCTTTAGCAGTCATGTATTTCATTTCTACTTTACCGCTAGATAGGGGATTATCTTTAGGATATAATAATCCTTTAGATGGGAGATCAACAATCTCAGTTGGAAATTTTAAATTACTCATAAATTTTATTTGTTATAACTTTAATGTCCTATATAAATATATACAAATTAAGTTTTATTAAATAACTTGACCACTATAGTTATCAATCATAAATGAATAATATGTGTTTATTGGATTATATGATTGAGAATATGGTCTAGCAATACGACTTAAAGTTGAAAATGCCCCTTGGATTATTGGATATTCAGTATCATCTATATCAGGTACAGCATATGTTGTTGGAGCAGCGTCTTTATTTTCTATATCTAATCCAGTATATTGACTTGAGTTCTCTAATATACTAGTAGGTCCATTAGGAGCATTAATAATATTTTCTTCATATGTAGCATTAGGTGTATAAGTCTGACCATATGGAGTAGGTGCTCCGTTGTATTCTCCGGTGACTTGAGGTGGGTATACTGTAGTAACATCATATCCTGGCACAGTGTATGTAGTAGGAGAGGCAGCCGCATTTTCCACATCTAATCCAGTATTACCTAAATTTATAATTTGAGGATTACTAGTGTTATTAATAATAGTATTATAACTATCTAAATAACCTTGACCAGGATTTGGATTATATAATGGATTAAATTGTGATGGAGCACCTTGAAATTCTCCTAAAAATGTTTGAGCAGGTTGAGGATAAATAGTAGGAGCAGATATAGCATTAGGTACAAAAGTAGTATTAAATGCTAACAGGTTAGTATTATCTAAACCTGTTTCTCCTCCATTTACTGTGTTAGGTTGAATATTAGGATTATAGTTAATTATATACTGGTTAATAGGGCCCCATATTTGAGAATATTGGTTAGGAGCTGTATTAAATTCTCCTTGAACAAATAATGGATATTGAGTAACTGTACTAGGAGTAGTGGTTGTAGGAACAAAAGTAGGATCTTCAACATCTAATCCAGTTTGACCTAATGTGTTAGGTTGGATATTAGGATTAAAGTTAGCATCATAAGTGTTATTAGGATTCCATACTTGAGTATATTGAGTTGATACCCCTCCAAATTCACCTGTTGATATAACTGGGTATTGAGTGATAGTAGATGGAGTAGTAGTAGTGGGAACAAAAGTAGGATCTTCAACATCTAATCCAGTTTGACTAAGAGTTGATGGTTGGATGTTTGGATTGAAATTGACAATATATTTGTTATTAAAATCCCATATTTGAGAAAATTGAGTTGGAACTCCATTAAACTCCCCTTGTGTAAATTGAGGATATGAGGTAAATACATTTGGTACAGCTGTTGTAGGGACAAAAGATGGATTTGTATTGTCTAAGCCTGTTTGTCCTAATGTGTTAGGTTGAATATTAGGATTAAAATTCGCTATAAATTTAAATCCAGGTCCCCATATTTGGTTATATATAGTTGGTACTCCATTAAATTCTCCTTGAACATATTGTGGGTATTGAGTAGGATCTGTAGGAGTTAGTGAAGTAGGAGCAGTATTAGGGTTTGTGTTATCTAATCCAGTTTGACCTAGAGTAGGAGATTGAATTGTGTTTGTTAAAGTAGGATTATAAGTGTTAAAATATTTATTAAATGGATTCCACACTTGAATATATTGTGTAGGACCACCATTAAACTCACCTTGAACAAATTGTGGGTAACTAGTAGGAGCACTAACAGCGTTTGGAATAAATGTTATAGCGTTTGAGTTTTCAACATCTAAACCAGTTTGACTAAGTGTATTAACTTGAACATTACCTGCTAAAGTAATTATGTTATTATAAGTATTTAGATAACCAAACCCAGGATTATATTGAGGTGAAAATGGAGCAGCAGGTATAGCATTATTAAACTCACCTAAATTAGTTTGAGGTGCTACTGGGTAAGTAGTATTATCTATAGGGACTATAGTAGTAGGAGCAAATAATGGATCTGTATTATCTAGCCCAGTTTGTCCTAAAGTAGTTGGTTGTAATGTATCAAAATTTACAGGACTAGTAACATATGTGTTTTCATATGTACTATTAGGAGTATATTGTGAAGCATACTGTGTTGATGCTCCTCCAAACTCTCCTGCTGCTAAACTAGGGTAGGTAGTAGGTGTATTTGGAATTGGAGTAGTTGAAGCTGCTACAGGATTAGTATTATCTAAACCTGTTTCATCTAATGTTACAGGTTGAAGAGTATCAAAATTAAATGGATTAGTTATATAAACTGTCTCATATGTCTTATTAGGTCCATATTGAGGAGTATATTGATTAGAATTTGAACCAAATTCCCCAGCTGCTAAACTTGGATATTGAGTAGGATCTATAGGTGGAGAGGTTGTTTGTACAAATTGAGAATTAGTATTATCTAAACCTGTTTCATCTAATGTAACTGTTTGTAGTGTATCAAAGTTAACTGGATTGTCAACATATGTGTTTTCATATGTTTTGTTAGGCCCATATGGGTCACTATATTGTGTTGATGCTCCTCCAAATTCTCCAGTTGATTGATTTGGATATTGAGTAGAATCTATTGGAACTGTTGTTGTAGGAGATGATAATGGATTAATATTATCTAATCCAGTTTGCCCTTGAGTGATAGTATTAGGTTGAGTATTAGGATTAAATGTATTTAAATAAGTATTAGTTGGAATATATACTTGATTAAAGTTATCACTTTTACCTCCAAATTCTCCTGAGGCTAAGCTTGGGTATGGAGTATTAGTACTAGGAGCAATAGTTGTTGATACTAAACCTATATTCTCAATATCTAAACCTGTTTCATCTAAACTATTAGGTTGAACATTTGGATCATAAGTATTTAAATATGTGTTACTAGGTCCATAAACTTGAGTATATTGATTAGATACTGAGTTGTATTCTCCTGTTGATAAATTAGGATAATTAGTAGGATTAATTGGTGATACTGTAGTGGGTACAGCACTAACATCTGTATTGTCTAAACCTGTTTCAGGTAATGATTGAGCTAATGGGCTTGTTGAAGCCCCTACTACTATATTATTATAGTTAATAACTGGTGTCCATATCTGTAAAAACTGTACAGCACTTTGTCCTAAACCTCCTAAAGCTGTAGCTGGGTACACTGTTAAAGTATTAGGTGTAGTAGTTGAAGGAACATAGTTAGGGTTATCTATATCTAATCCTGTTTCTTTTAATGTAGGAGGTTGTATACCTGTATTTGTGCTCCCAATAAATGATTTTACATATGTGTTAGTTGAATCCCATACTTGTTGAAATGGTGTTGTTCCAGTATTAAATTCACCTGTAGCAGGAGCTACAGGACCATTACCTTGTAGTGGTACAGGATTAATATCTAGGTTGGATTGGTTTTTTAATAGTAAATCTAGTAAACCCATATTGTTTTTATTATAAATATTGAGAAAAGAAAAGCCCACATTGCTGTGGGCTGTTCATAATTAAGTAGTGAATATTAGAAGTTCAATACACAATAATCCATGCCAACAGTCATTGAGATGTTTACCGCCTGGTTTTCAGTATCCCAGTTATAATCTCCAAAATTGGCTTCTTTAATAAATGCGCCTTTAATAATCCATTCACTAACAACATCACCTACAGGTCCTAAAATATCGATAACTAAATCTTTCTTATAGAAGTCAGAGTATCCATCTCTACCTGTTACTGATTCATGATGTAAACGTACCCATTCCATTACTGCTTGAGCTCCAGATGGTGTAATTGGGTCTACTAGTGTCATTGTTAAATCACCCCAAATACTCTTACCTTTAACTTTACGTAATATGTTAATGTGATTTAATACTACTTCACCTTGTGTTAATTTAACAGCATCTACACCTTTAATGATGTAGCTTGGGATTCCATCAACATATAGAATAAATCTATTTGCTTGTTTTGGTTCAAATGCTGTAAAAAATATTTCGTTTGCGCTTAATATTGCCATTGTTATGTATTTTTATTTTTCTATAAATATTTTACTTTTTAACTTCTTATCCAGGGAAAGTAGCTCCAGTTGGTGTAACAATGAAATCTAAGTAAATGAATTCAGCAGTTTTAGTTGGTTGAACATAAATTTGACCTACTAATTGATTTCTATCAATTACATCTGCTGTATTGTTGCTATCATCCATGATTACTCTAAACGCAAATAATCCTTGTCTTTGTTGAACATTTTCTAAGTATGGATTTACTTGTGCTAAGAAGTTATTTCTTGTAGCGATACTATTTTGTTCAAATACTAATGTATTAGCTACTTGAGAAATATAACTCTTAAGAGCAATCAACAAACGACGAACATTTACACGATCAAGTGCTGATGGTCTAGTTTGTAATGTCTTTTGACCATATACTACTACTCCTTGACCTGGGAATGTTGCAATTGGGTTTACTTTTCCTTCATATAGTGTATCACGAGTTGCTTGTGGTAATTTTCTTTCAGCTTGAATTACTTGTCCTAATCCACCACGATTGATACCTGCTGGTGCAAACCATGGCTCAGAAACACTATCATTATAAGCATAAACTCCACCTACTACAGTTGAAGCTGGTATCCATACTCTTTGACCACTATCTGGTTCAACTATTTGAACCCAAGGCCAGTACATAGCAGCGTATGATGTATTTCTACTTTGAGCTTTAGTTGTTGCTAATGCTGTTGTAGAACCATAGCCTACTGGGTCAACTACGTAAATTGCATCACCACGATTTTCCACATTTGAGATAATACTAGTTACTTGTGAAGAATGTTCTAAATCTGTTAATCCAGGAGTTAATAACACATTATATTGATAATCATCTTTATTAGCTAATAAGTTGATCATATCATCATAATTAGTACCTACTAATCCTTGAGTATTATTAGCTGTGATTTCATTATAAAATAAAGCTCCTGCTTTTACAGTACCAGTAGCACCAGTAAATGATCCTGTTCCTACAACTGGTAAAGATGCTGTGTATGCAGTGTTAGATATATTACCGTTAGTGTCTAAATAGTTAGGAGTATTAATTATGCTTGATACTCGAACATATCTTGAACTACCAGCGTAACTACCAGTTGTTTGTAAATAATATCCATCATTAGTTTTTAAATTTTGAACTTGATCACCTACTACTTTAGATATGTAGTTTGAAGCAAATGGATCTAATGATAAATTATTCCATTGTTCTAATACAGTTGGAGATTGAGTATTATCATCTCCTCTTCTAATTAATAAAGTAAATGTACCAGAAGAAGTATTAACAGTTGTGATCTGCCAGCGAATATTATCTTTAGATCCACTAAGTAAAACACCGCTATTATCTTGTGAACTTGAACTATTTTGCTCAATTCCTTCAGATATAGTTTTTAATACAAAAGCTATACCTGTTCCACCAGAAGTAGTTCCATTAATACCACCATTTAAAGTAATACCAGTTGTAAAAGTTGTACCTGATCCAGTTGAGAAAACAGACCCATTTAAAGTACTACCTGAAACAGATCCTGAGATTACAAAATTCTGTCCTGATACAGCAGCTGTGACTCCGGCGTTAGCCATTTTAGTACCTAAATTAGTTAATGTAGTTCCAAAATTAGAAGCACTAACAAAATAAAATAATTTACCATCTGTATCATCAGCAGGAACATTAGCATTAGTTTGAGCTATAAATCGATATATAGCTCCATCTGAACCAGTGATTCTAGCTTCACCTATTCCTGTTAAAAATTCTCCAATTGATGCTGTAGCTATACTACCAGTAGCAAATGCTCCGGCTGTATATGTAGGATTTTGTCCATTAGTAATATTTGTACTTGTAGCAGGAGCATATGTTCCTGATACTACACGAGATACTAATAATGTATTTCCCCCATTTGAGAAATAACTATATGCTGCAATTGATGTAAAATATGAATATACACTACCACCACTAATAAATGTAGTACCAAATTTATTTTGGTAATCACTATATGAAGTTACTAATGTAGGTATATTCACAGGTCCTTTAACTGTTGGACCAATTATAGCTGCTCCGGCTTGTATAGGACCTTGAGTAACAAATGAAGTATCTGTTTCTGTCGCTAATACACCTGGTGATACTAAAGTTTCTGCCATGTTCTTAAATGTGTTTTGTTTTGATTATAAATATTATATTTGTTATCAAAAATTATGGGGACGGGATAAATTCTCCTTTCTCTAAATCAATACTTCCATCTCCATATTTTTGTTGGAGTTGTTTACCTATTTGCTCTTCTGTTTCAATTTGATTTTGAAGAGTTTGTTTTAATTTTTGTTTTTCTTGTTCTAAAATTAAAACTTTGTATTCTAATAAACCTAACTGTTCAATTAATAATGATTGGTTTGATTGAATATTTTTTAAAGATTGAATTTCTTCTTGTGTTAAAACTTGTTTTTCCATAATTTATTTTACTATAAATATTAATTATAAATTCCAAATCTACCTTTCATAGTGTGATAGTTTTG